AGCCGCAATACTTCCACCAGGAGCTATATAATTGTTGCTGTTGTAAACATTTGACCAGTTAAATCTCCCATTTGCGTTAACTGCATAATTCCATGTTTCAGTTATTCTAGCATGTGCATGTTGAATGTTGCTGTCCCTTGATGCCATATCAAAATTATCCATGATTTCACACCAATTTCCTCCATTCCGATTTGGAACTTTATAATAAGCCCTCCCACCATTTACGTGAAAACAGCCCATATAATCTCCATTTTCTAAGTACATATATAAGTGTCTTGGTGCCCAGCAGTCAGTACTATTTCCTCTCAATACAAAATCACTATTGTTAGTATTTCTGTACCCTTTGCTAAACGGAATATATGGACTCAAATCAGGTCTTGGGCTTACTTCTCTTATTTTTTTATAGTTAATAAGACCATAATCGTCTTCTCCAGCCGGTTTTAGCAGTTTGCTTAAAAACTTGGCAAGTCCTCGCACTGTTAAAATTTTTGTATGGTCTAATGTCTCGAATAACTTAGTCCATTTTGTTTTTCCTGGACTTTCTTCATTGTTGCCTGTATTTTTTTCAATTATTTCTTTTACTCTATCAGAATCAGTCTCAGCTTCTGTACTAGAATAGAGCTTTGCTATTCCAAGAGTATTTTCAGATGCCTGTGTTATCAGCTCAATTAAAAAATAATTCCTAGTATAAATTAAATTTACTATATTGTCTTTTATAAGACTTTTAGATTTAAGATTTTCATTATCATTAAATTTAAGTGAGTAATTATTATTTTTAAAAACAACAACTGGATTATCAAAGTTATTTGTTTTTGGAATTACAAATTTCAATTTAAGTCCTTCAAATAATTCTTGTTCACTTTCTAAATTTTTAATTACATAAGCATCTACTCCTGAACCATAATTTTCAGAATATTCTGTTTCAACAAAATACACTCCGTTTTTTTGCATTTCATTAAAATCATCAGAGCTTATAACACTACCTCTTGTCTGTATAACACCCCTAAAAGGAGTAATTTCTTTTACTTCATTGTCTCCAACAGTTACAGAAGGATTTCTTATTTTAAATAGATTCGAATGTTCATACACTCCTCGCAAAAATTTTTTAATGATAGGCATTCTCTTTTTCCCTCCTTTTAATCATTAAGTTCCAACATTTCATCAAGATTGTATTCATGTCTGTCATATTCATATCTAACATCACTTTTAACAATATATTTCTGTTTTTCTCCTTTACAGTTTATTAAAAATTCTCCATCCAGCATTTCCCAACAATCTATAATTATTCCTGCTGCTTTTATTGATTTTAAAAAAAATATAATTTCTTGAATATTTACTTTTTTTAAAATCCTTAATTTAATGTGACGTACTTTAATATTTTTGTCAGAATTATAATCAAAAATCTGTATTCTATGTTTTTCAATGTTAAAAAAAATGGATATAGCATTAACAATAAAATTAAAATCAACTCTTCCTAATCTTAATAAAAATGATAATTTTAAAAATTTTCTGTACTCTTCATCTGTTCTTCCACTTCTGTAAATTTTGAATTGTGAGCCAAACAAATCAAGTTCTTTTTCGAGTAATTTATCAATGACATCAGAAAACAATACTTTTTCAAAATGTTTATCATACAATTCAAATCCTTTAGAAATTATATTGAAAATTTTTATGTTATTCTGACCTTTCCTGTCGACTATATTCCCACATAGCTTTAAAAAATCATTTGCTTCCATTATAATTCCACCTCAATATTATTAATGCTCAAAAAACTATATTCATCATGCTGTATAGCTAAATCTGTTTTTATCCAATTTTCATTTATTTTCTTTATTTCCACATCCGCTTCCAACTGATCAGCTATTTTATAAACTGCAGCTTGAATTTTTTCATAATTAACATATTGACCTAGTCTAAATTTATCTGATTCTTTAATTATATTTCCTACAATTTCTTCTTTTGTTGTTTTTTTATAATCTGAAATATTTTTTATATTTCTGACTCTTACTGCATATTCAACTTTAGTTGCTTTTTTAAATTTAATTATCCGTTCTTGATTTGAATCAGTTATTACTCTCATTTCCACATCACCATCTGTCACAATACCCGGAGAAATAGTATTTAGAACTGTATACGCTACTTCTTCATCAATAAGACCTTTTATTATAATTCTTACATATCCAGGTTCTAATTTTAAAGTTTCATTTCTCTCTTCTGTAGAATTTTCAAGAACATCGCAATCCTCAACTTGAGATAATTTAAGTAAATTTGATTTTATTCCATTTATATCAGCTCCACCTTTTGATAATGATAAATTTAAAATTCTTTCCCTTAGTTCTTCATCACTTTCTAAAAATGTTCCACCACTTATTATTTCTGAATTATATACTCTGCTTACATTTTCATCTCCAGTTGCTTTTTCAGCAATTTCATTTTCAGAAGCATTGTATTCTTCTCCAAAATCTAATGCTTTTATTTGTACAACCGCTTTCCCAACGTTGTTTATTAATACATTTGATACTGTCTGATATAATAATCCTTTTTTAGATCTTACTTGAAATCCTTTTGTAACTATATGACCTGGTACTCCTTCTATGTTTAAGTTTCCATAAGCATATTTTCCTTTTATTCTTTCTATCCCAAAGTTACTTCCAAATGCTGACAAAATTGCACCATTTTTATTGTGTAACCACATTTGAGAATAAAGTAACTGTAGCTGTTTACTCTGATTTTCAAGCATATATATAAATACTTCCAAAAATTGTCCAAGCGATGTTTCAGGATTTATTTCAAAATCATCTCCAAACTGTATTTTTCCTTCCTGTTCCATTGCTTTTTTTATATCTAAAAATAAAGGGAAAACAATTCCGTTGTTTTCTATTTTAAAATCAGCCATTTATTTCCCTCCTATCTATTTCAATTTTTGTTTCTTCACCAAAATAATCAAATTTTATTTTAAAAAAACCTTCCCTGTTTTCTGATTTTGACTTTTCAATAATTATGCTACTTAAATCTACTCCTTTATAAGAAGAAATTTTTTCATACATATATGTAATCATCAAATCTTCTCGTTCCTGTGACTTTAACTGACCTATATAATCGAGCCAAGGTATTCCTATTTCACTTCTTAAATCATAAGTCCCTTTTATATGCTTTATAAGTTCAACTATATCCTGTTTTGCTTTTTCTTTTTCATTTATCACTATAAGATTATTATCTTTAAAATGTAAATCTCCATTTTTCATTTCAAAAGCTATCATTTCTCACCTCTATGGATGTATATAATCTACTCCACCTTTTTTTATTCCACTTTCAGTATCTATTTCAGAAACTTTCAGTTTACCTTTTATAGTAACATCGCCTGTTATTATCATATTTCCAGTTATTTCTATACTATTTCCTAAAATAATATTTGTTCCGTTTTTTTTATTATTGATAACTATTTTATTGTTGTTTTTTTGCTCTCCAGAAATAATATCCGAAGGTATTGCCCTTATGACAACCGCAAATCCCATTTCTGTCCTTCCAAAACTCTGTTGCTCTGAAATTTCATTAGATTGAAAAGCCTCAACATATGGTCTTTCAAATATATTTATAAAAACCTTGTCATCATTAGAATAAGGAACATATACTTCAAAACTGTCACTGCTAAAAACTGGTAATAAAGGAACATCTGTTAAATCTTCAGGAGTTGTCTGTATAACATCATCTTTCAGACTTCTTATTGCCTTCTGTAAAAATTTTACACTTGCTTTTCTTTTTTCATTATCAACATCATAAATTTTACCTATCCATGTTGTATGTATATCATTTATTCCATCTTGAATAAGCATTTTATTATGTTTTTCAAGTTCGCTGAATGCCATTATTTCTTCTCCTTTTTAGATTTTTCTTGTTGTTTTTCTTCCTTTCCTTCAGATTTTTTTAGTTTTTCTTCAGATTTCTTTTTAATTTCTTCCAGTTCCTTTAACATATTCTGTCCAAATATATCCATATCGAGTATTTTCAATTCTGTTGTATATTCTCCATCTTCTCCATCACAATTATGTGTTATTTTATCTATTACATAATCTTTTTCAAGTCCTTCTATAAATAATTGTGTATTTATTTTAAAATTTCTAAAACCTAATTTAACACTGTATCCATCATCATCCACAGTCAGATTCAATAAATCCATTTGTGTTAATTCTGTTTTTTCTTTTATAAAAGAGTGTTTTGGCAAAAAATAAAGAAGTCCATTTTCTATATAGAATATGCTCATTGTATCTTTTGCAATATCTTCAAATATTTTTTGTAAACTGGTATTTGATTTTGAAAAATTCGATTGATAAGGCAAATCTTTAAATAGTTCTATTTTACCTATCCCAAGCTTAATTTCATCTTTACTTCCAAATTTATCAATCAAATCTTTTATTATGAAACTTGGTTTATTCCCTTTTGGATAACTTATATTAAGAGTCTGCATCACAAATATATCTTTTTCCTGAAAGCACACTAAACTATATTTTATATCCAGTTCAGAAAATTCATTTTTTACTGTTGCAAGTTGACCTGAAAAAATCAAATCTTTTATTTTAATTTCTTTTTTCTCTCTATATCCTGCATAGAGTTCTATTCGTGGTTTTGCTTTCAAAAATTCATATTCTAAACTGAGTTGTCCTTTTTCTCTTGCTTTGATGTTATATAAATTCAATTCCAGAACATTAGATTGACTTGTTCTGTCTACTTCAAGTCTAAAATTCATGTTGAAGTTGTCATTATCGTATATAAGGACATTGTCAGCTAACATTAATCTTATTTCTATATATCTAAATTTATCTTTCATTCTTATTACCTCTTAAATAGTAAAAAAGCGAAGTTTTTTAAAGTTTTAATATTAAAATCACTTTTTAATCCTTCTTTGTTTTTAGGCACTATCAATAAAATAAGATTATCATAATCATTAGTTATCTGTTTTGAAATATATAACAAGTCTTGATAAGGTTCTATTTTCAAAGTAGATAGCAATACGTTATCTACATTCATAATCTGCAAAATTATAGGATCTATTTCATCATGTAAATAACTGTATTTCTTATTTATATAAATCAGTTCAAATTTTATTTTTCTTTCAAATGCAATCAATTCTATTTTAGAAGTTTTGTTCTCTAAGTTATCAGTATCAAAAGTAATTTCTACAAAATCATTATTTATTATTAACTCTTTAACTTCTTTTTCTTTATATTGTATTTTCAATTTTCCCACCTACTTTATAGCTCTGCTGTAAAGATTCACGAAATTTTTAAGCTTATCTTTGGCAACTCCGACTATTTGAGTAAACATGTTATCAGAAGAAGTAACATTTTTGACATCTTCATATAAATTCCCGCCAGGAACTCCATAACGCATTTCCTGAAAAGTTACACTTGCTTCAATGACATTATTTCCATCTTTTATATACTCTTCAGTCCTTGAAATGTCCCTAATAACCATATTTTTATACACATGATTTCTTTTTAACAAAATTAGAACTTGTTTATCATCTTCTTTCCAGTACTTTTCCAATGCTCCCATTTTCAATCTTGCCATTTTTCCAAAAAAAACAATATCCAAGGTCAGTTCTTTAGCTTTAAAATATCTATGATCATTATCTTCATATCCTAAATAAGTTTTTCTTGAAGTTATATCTTTCTGAAAATTAATCTCGTTTGATAAACTATGAAATGGTATCACTCCAAAAAAACCGTCTATTTTATCTAAATCCCATAAGCTCATTTTCTATCCTCCTGACCTTGAATAATGTATTTTAAATATATCTTTAAGCCTTGTATTTTCATTAATTCCATGACTTGTTTTTGAACCATTTAAAACTATCTCGACTTTATTATTTACTTCTTTAGTATTCCCACCTAAAAATTTTTCTTTTATATGTTTAAATAATTCTGCTGCACCTTCTTTTCTTTGTGAATCAAGTAAAGCTTTTCTTTTTGCTTCGAATAAGTCAGCTCTTTTTATTTCATTTACAATTGAATATCCTGTTTTTTTCAGAACTTCCTGCAAACCTTCTATTGCAGAAACTATTGCTTTCTGTTCCTCAATATTCTCTTTGTTTTTTGAACTCCCGGAGCCACCCCCTCCTTTGTTGCCTTTTCCTTTACCTTTTCCACCACCTCCACCTTTTCCTCCTTTTTTACCTTTTCCACCGCCTGAGCTTCCACCACCTGCTCCACCTTTCATTTTCCCATATGGATCAGTTTTGTTCCCCTTATTCTTGTTTCCACCTGGCATTTTTGCTCTTTTCTTTCCTGTATTATTTTTTGTGGAATTTGCACTCATTTCGTTTTTTCTTGTTTGAACAGAACTTCTCCTATCATTCGCAACTCCTGCCGCTTTATCAGATAAACCTTGAATTGCATTTCCTCCTGCTTTTACAACTCCGCCTATTGCTCCACCAATCAAAGGAATACCAGAGACCATATCTCCTATTTTATTGACTGCATCTGCAAACATACTTAAAATTCTGGAAACTGCCGTAGCCGCCGCTGCAACAATACTATCAAAAATATTCAGAACGATATTCTTTAAATTTATAAAACCTTGAGCTGCAAGCGGAATATTATTAGTAAAAAGTCCAACTATAATATCAATTATTGACGAAATAAAATCTGTAAAACTATCCCATAAGATCATTAAAGCATCTACTAAAAATTGCCACGATTCTAAAATAACTGGAACTACATAATCCACTACAAATGCCACCATCATTTGAAACCCTTCACTAATAGCATTTATTATTTCCTGAACAGTAATTCCGACACCTATCCATTCAAGAAATCCATCAATTATAGCAAAAATATAACTTTCCCCTGTCATTAATCCATTCCACAAATCCCAAAGAACAGCTACAACTAAGGCAACTATTCCAACTACAACAAGCAATGGAGTTCCAAGTGTTGCAAAAAGTCCTCCAACACTAACAATAATTGGTACTAAAACTAAAAAAGCTCCTGTTAATCCTGTTATTGCCATTACGATAAGAGTTAATCCTGAAGCAAGTTCAGGATTTTTTTCTGCCCATTTTTGAAAACTTTCCAGAACATTGGCAACAACATCTAAAATAGGTTTTAAAGCTTCACCTATTCTTTCGAAAATCGCCAGTTTAATCCCATCTATTTTTGATTGTATATTAGCCAGTTTGCCAGAAAAAGTGTCAGCCGCTTTTGCCGACATTCCGGCAACTCCTGGAACTTTACCAAGTGCAACAAGATAATTATAAATATCCTGCTCGTTCTTTTTAACTTCTGTTGAGACCCCTTTAAATGTGAATATTACTTTATCTCCTGCATCTTTTGCTTTTACTCCAAATTCTTTTAATCTTTCATTTTCTCCAGTCATTGCATCAAGTACTGCTTCAACATACTGATCAACTTCTTTCCCTTGTGACTTAGCTACATCAGTAAGTTGAATAAATTCCTCTTTCGTTGGCTTTAGCCCTCTATTTATAAGTTTGTTAAATCCATTTCCTACTTCATCTATTGAAAGTTTAACTTCATTAGCAGTTTCTCTTATAATCTGCATTGCAGCTGCTCCTTCAGCTGCTCCGCCAAGAGCATTTGAAAGTGTAGTTTTTAAATTTTCAAATTGCATTCCAGTCTGTGCAATACCTCCAGCTATTCCTTTAGTAAATCCAATAAGTACTGCTCCATTTACAACTGATGATAACTGTCCCTCTATCTCCTTCATTTTATTCATGAAGCCTTTTAGACCAATTTCAGCTGGTGCTGATGAAGAAACAGGAGTTTTTTGAGTAGGAGTTGGAGCTGTTTTAGCATTATTCTGAAACGAAACTGGTATCTTTATTTCTTTAGAAATTCTCTGTTTCATTGCTTCTATCTGCTTTTCTCCACGGACATTAAAAGTCAAGTCTATCTGAGATTTCAATGCTGATTTTATCATTGTATTTATACTCTGTAATGTTTTTTTTAAACTTGCCATGTCAGCTTCTATTTTTAAAGAAACCAGTGTTTCATTTGCTTCTGCCATTTATTCCCACCTCCTACTTTTTTCTATGAAGTTCATTCAAAAAACTTAAAGTATCAGCCATTTGCTTATCACCCCAGTTTTCATCTATATCATAAGGATTAAGATTAAATTCATGTGCAATTATATGTGCGTTTTTTAATCTTGCATCCATTTTTTCATACTGTAACCTATAATTTATCTGCCCATTACTTTTAAGATTCACTGCTGGGATTTATTGCAATATTTGTCGCAAAAATGATTAAATTCATTATGCTCATGAATGTCAATTTATCCACAACAGTATCTGGAATTTGAAATAATTCCTGTGTCAAAGTTATGAATTTATCCAAAGAATCATCTTCCATTCCTGAAAAATCTCCACTGTCTAATGCTCCTGTAAAATTCCCTGCATTTATTAAGAATCTTGTTAATTTTCTTGCTTTAGGATTAATCAACTGAACACAAACAAATCCTTTTTCTCCATCATCTCCCTCACCTTCTAAATAAACTTTAAAGACTTTATTTGGAAGTCCAAAATGTCTTTCTTCTCCTAAAAAAGCTCCTAAAAAAGGCTTTTCTCCAGGTTCTATTCTTTTAAATTGTAATTTCTTTTGCTTATTTTCCATTATTTTCTACCCCTCTATGATATTTTCTTTTCTTTTCTTGTTCCTGCAAGTTTTAAAGTATTTTTTGGAACTTCTTCTGTAAAAGCACCTTCTGAATCAAGTTCGGATAAGACATTTCCGTCTTCATAATATGTTATCACTGTTTGACCATCTATTGTTTCATGTGTTTCTATCTCTAAAGTTGGATATTTGTTATCTTTTAAGAATTTCAGAAAATCTAGAATTCTTTCCATTACTTTTACTCTTGGCGGAATTGAAATAGTAAGTTCATAAGGGACATTAGCTATAATGGAGTAAATATTCTTACCTCTTGTCGTCATTCTTCTGCTTGTTTTATCCTCTGCTGTTTCTATTTCAACTGCATCTTCATCAAGTTCATCTATTATAAGTTCTCTTCCAGAACCCCTTACTAATATGAATCCCTCTCTCATATATGCCATATATTTTTACCTCCCTAATTTCCATTTTTTGAATTTAAAATAACTTGTACTTTTGATTTGATTATTGCACCTTGAAACCAGCAATTATATTTTATTTCAACTTCTCTATTGCTCATATTTACAACTTTTACTTCAAAAGCATTTGTTCCTTCTTCAACAATGTCATCAATGTCATAAATTATTCCTCTTGCAGCAAATTCTCTAAGAATTGAAGTTCCATTTGAAGCTACTTGCTGTCTTCCTGCTTCCTTTGTTGAAATTTTTTCTCCTCTTGTATTTCTTTCAACTATGTATTTTGTTATCCCAATTCTCATATATTCATCTATTGCTATTCTTGCTAATGTATAATCAAACCATGTTATTCCATCCATAGCCTTCCCATAGTAAGGAATAACCATCTGTTCTTCTTCTGTTACAATATTAACTCCAGTTGAAGATTCTCTCTGACTTCCAACTAGCTCCAATATTTCAGATAAAGTATAGTTTGATCCTGTAATTCCATTTAATTTAATACTTGCAAATGGAACAGAACCTGGGAAAAAGTTTCTTATTGTTGCAAGAAGATTTGTAATCTGACCTTCACTTTTATCTGTTGCAATATAAAACCCATTATCGACTTTGTTTTCTTTTGCTATTTTAAGATTTACTTCTTTTGTAAAGTTAGATGCACCTTGAAATAAGAAAACATAGTCTATAGATGTCCCTTTTCCAAAATCCAAAGCTTCTTTTACATCTTTTTCTTCTGCTACAGGAACAACTGTGTAAAACCATTTTCCTTTCCAACGACTATCTAACCCTTGCAAGATAGAAGTGTACGTTGTAGAAGCTGTATCATCTCCGTAGACCCAAATAAAATCTGGTTTTGTTGAAGCACCGAAAAAATCTCTTACTAAAATAACTTCTTTATCTGTTTCCTGAAACCCTAAATCTATCAGTTCTTTTGTAGATGTAATTGCTTTAGGTAAATTACTCCCATTTGAAACTTTTTTTGCTTTAGTTACTAATAAAACACTTGTAAAATCTCTAGTTGTCAAACTAAGTGCCGCATTAATAGCTGCTATATTCACTATTGCATTTCTGCTCATTCTAACCTCCGTTTTCTATTTTTCCTTTTATTTTAGATTTTTCTATATAATCTGTTTCATAACTATAGAATGTATCCGCTGTAAACTCTAAACTGTATACTTTCTCATTCATTATCTTATTATTTATTATTGTGTCACTTTCACTTATAAAATCTAACTTCTGTATTTCTATTTCAGATATATCTTTGAAATCAAAGTTTAAATCTTCTACTATATGATTAAATATCTTATTTTTACTTAAAATTGTATCTAGATTAAGCACTTGATTCTTATCATACAGTTTTATCATCATTTTATAAGTTCTATTACTTCTGTATTTAAATTCTATTCTATCTTTCTTGGATATTTCTTCTTTAAAAGTTGTATAGTCACTCATGCTTTTTGATTGAGTAATTTCATAAGTTAAAAATGGTTTGTCTATTTTTTCAAAATAGGAATTCTGAAAAAAAGAATGATACACAACTGCTTCTATTCCTAACTTTGTAAATATATTAAAGAAAAGCATATTTAATTCAGTTTTATATGAATCAAATGTTATATTATCTATATAGTCAGTTAAATAAAAAGTATAATAATTTTTCAATTCATCTTTTATTTTTCTAACTTCTATCAGCTCATACTTCTTATTTTCATAAATAAGATAATCTCCATTTTCTATTTCAAGCTTTTCTGTTGCTTTATTATTATCAATTGCTAACGTCGGAATTCGTATAATTCCAACTAAATTTTCTCTTGTATCTATAGATTTAATTGGATTTATATTTGAATTATAGCTTTGATAATCAATGTAAGCTTTAAGTTTATACTCTTTAAATTCTTTTCTGATTATTCCTTTATCATTTGTTTCAGAAAGTAATTTAAAAAATTTGTATTCTTTTTCTTTTTCATAAATCTGACTTATATTCATTATCCTCTACCATATCTTCCCTTCCCATTTATGCTGAACGCAATTGATTTCACAAGAGTTCCTGTGTCAATAAGCGGATCATTAAATCCTTTTTGCTTAATTGTGCTAGGAGCATTTCCTGGACTTTTAAATCCATATATTAATGATTTATGCTTATTATTAATATCTGTTCCAATTATTGTCCCAGCATTCATAATGTCATCTCTATTTTTAAGATACATACCAACAAAATTATTTTTATTATCTTCTACATATTTTTTCAGAAATTCCAGTACATTTCTCGAAGGAATTCTGCCATCTCTTGTTCCGTAAAGAAGCACAGCATAAAGATTTACAGCCGTTATATTTTTAGCGTAATGTCTAGCATCAGGAAAAATACCACTTTTTATAACCAGTAAAGGCAATTTTATTTTAATTTCCTTTTTTATAGAAGCTGAAACATTTAACTTCACTGTGAAACTTCCTTTAAATCTTGACATTTTTCCCTTTTGCTCTCTTTTCTTCAACCAACTCTATTTTTCCTTCACTTTGAGCAATGATCCGCTCCATTCTCAAATCAAGATTCTCTATTTCTTGCGTTCCAGCTTCAAATTCTACTTCTTCTCCTGTTTGATGTATTACAAATTTAACAGGTTCTTTAATATTTATTTTCATCTAACTCCTCCTAACTAAAAAGATGAAGTCCATGGTGTTTTTTATTTGCTATTTCATCAGCAGTTGCAAAATCATCTGTATATTTTCTTATCAATGCCCTAAAATTTTGACCCGGGATTGTCTGATCTAATGCTAAATCATTTAATCTTGCTTTCCAGTTTTCATTATTATTAGGCAAATTAAGGCTTGTAGTTTCTTTCAAGTTCATTAACAAAAAATGTTGTGCTAAATATTTAGTTAGTATTTCTTTAACCTTATTAGGAATTGAAACAGTAACATCTTCCAAAAATATTACCGCTTCATCAATCTTTGAATTTATAATACTGTCAGAAATCACAAATTCACCATTTATTTCTTTGAAATTCAGTTCCGAAATTCCTGCTCTCACATCTTCAGCTTTCATGACTATTCCTCTATTTTTTCAATATTTTCTTCAATCTGTTTTATAAGCTCTTCTTTACTTGCTTTTTCATCAGATATATAATCCTTAAACGCTTCAACTATTTCTTTTTTCTTTATTCTTTCATCTTTAAATTCTTCCAGTTGGCCAAATAATTTTGCTTTCTTTTCCTGCAATTTTGTTTCCTTATTCATATCATCAACTATTTTTTCAGAATTTACATTTTCTGTTTCTTCTCCTGTAACTATCTTTATGTAATCTCCATAGTCTTTAGCAAAAGTTTCTAACTTTTCTACATTTTCAGCATCAAGTTCAACCTCTGTTGTTCCTTTTGTAAATTTAAGCCTATTTCCTTTTTCAGTAGTTATTTGAGGTATTATAAATACCTCAGCTAACTTACATATTATTAACGTTTTCATTTTCCCTCCTATGCAGTTGTTAATTCCATAATTGATTCAGGTCTGAATGCTACTATTTCTGACAATTTTTCTTCAACTGGAACATATGTTGTTCTTGCTATTTCCCACTCATCAGCGGTTGCTTCCTGTACAATTATAGTTTGAAAGTTTTCAGGAACATCATCTAAGATTAATAAAGTTGGCTTATTAGTAGTTTTATTTATTAAATTCTTAACAGGCACTATTCTTCCAAATAATCCAAGTTCTTGAATAACAGCCAATCTTGTTTTATATTCCTGTGTTCCATAACTTTTTAATAATTTTGCATGTAATGAATTATCTATTACCAAAGTTCTAGCGTTATATTTCCCTGTTACTCCTGTTTCAAATTCAAGATGTGCTGCAGTTAAAGCATCCACAATTTGTTCTCCCGTTGCTGTTGTAAAATTCACACCTAAATTATATGTTCTTTTCCCGTCCACAGTTAAAAGACCTTGTCTTCCTAGCTTTGCATTTCCATGTATCAGTTCATTGTTTTCTGCTTCAGAAACTGCATAGAATGTTTCAGAAGATTTCAAATTGAACATCTGTATCTGTTTTTCTCTTTCAACTGATAAAATTCTATCTTTTTCGGCAATAGTAAATTTATGTCCTGATCTTATCCAGTGTAATTTTGCAAATACATCTTCTCCATCAACTTCTGTGAAAGGAATATCATCATCTCTTTCTGCAACTACTTCTGCTACTCTTCTTGAATTTGTTTTTCTATATGTAACATATTTATCTCCTATCTGAACTCCTACCTGTTCACCACCAACTGGAACTAATGACCTTCCTAACAGCTCATCTTTTCTTTCCTCTAAAACTACTCCCAACGAAACCATAAATGCCGTTGCTAATTGATATGTCTTATTATTATATTTGTTAAACATCTATATCCCTCCTTATATAATCCCTTCTAATACTAATACTGCCAGTTCTCCAGATTTAGCAGTTGTTTCAAAATATCCTTTTATTGCTGTCCCTGTTGCCGCTTTTACAAATTCTCCTGTATTTTTTACTCCGGCTTTATCACCTTTAACAACATTTTCTGCTACTTTCACAACTATATTTCCTGATTGCAAAATCGAAGCAGTTGTTGGATTTTCTATAATTCCTTTATCATTATCATCTGTATGCATAACAACTCCTGCAAATGTTCCTGTTGTAAACGGTTTTACCGCTCTCATTCCATCAGTAGTACTCCATTGCACAGCTTTCCCTATTGTTATTTTTTCATCTATAACATCACATATTCTGCTTCTTCTATCAGTAGTAAAATATGCCTCCTGTCCTAATTTCATAATTAATTACCTCCATTTCTTTTTTTAGAAAAATAACTATTGTCAATTTTTAATGTTAATCCTGCTTCAGATTCATTGAATTTTCCTTTTTCACTTGCTTTTGTTTCTTTGTTCATTTCAGACAGTGTTTCTACGCTGAAATCAAACATTTCTTTCAAATCTTCTACTTTAGCATTTTCTTTAGCATTGAATTTAGGATTCACTTCCTTGATTACTTTTTCCATTATTTTTTCAACTGCTTCTTTTTCATCAATAGAATTTAAAACTTCTTTAGCTTTAGAAATTATTTCCTTATTTTCTATTTCTGTAAGTAAACTATTATATTTTGTTTCCAATTCTCCATATTTTGTTGTCAACTCCTGCTTTTCTGTTTCTAAAGTAGTTTTTTCTGCTGCCAATGTTTCTTTTTCAGTTTTTAAAGCATTGTATTTTTCTTTGAAGTCTCCACCTTCTTTTTGAATATTAATAGCTTCTACTAATAATTCCTCAGGTGTTAATTCTTTTCCATTAAATTTCAATTTCATTTTTTCCTCCTCATAATCTAAATAGTTATATATAAGTTTTACATCACTACCCGCCCTACCTTTTCCAGATAAAATTGCTACATGATTAGCTATAATATCTTTTTGGATGTACTGATTATCTTTTATATTCTCTGTTTCTGCCATATATCCAGCACTTAATTCGATATTTTCTCCATTTTCATATCTTTGCTTTATAAAATCTACAGTTTCTTTATCTTCTATCTGTAAAGTAGCTCCTAAACAATCCTGATTTTCAAAAATTTCAATTATTGTTCCTTTTCCGAATTCTGAAACATTTTCAGAATTAATCATTGTTAATTTTCCATTTTTTTCAGGATGTTCAAGAGTAACTTTTTTGTGCAAAAATGAATTCTTCGTTTCTTCACTAAAAAGTATATCTTTAGGTATTTTTTCTCTTAATACCCCTTCTTTGTCCATATATTCCATAAAACTGTCCGCTTTTAATATATTTCCTTTTATTTGTAAAAAACCTTCATTTGTTTCTGTCAATTTTGGTTTTTCAAACTGATTAAGATTATATCTGCTATGCAACATTATTCAATGCCTCCTCTATTGCTTTTTCATCTATAGCCATTCTACATCTGCAACCCCATTCCTGTTTTGGTAATATTTTTGCACTGTCTTCACCCACACCTTTAAGCAAGTTTCCATTCATATCAAATAATTTTCCTTCTCTCCATGAATGTTTCGCCCTTACCCTGTCATCATGTTTAGTTACCCATATAAATCCTTTTATTCCTAGTTCTTCTAAAATGATTTTTACATATTCTGCTTGAGTTTCTCCTAAAACATTATTTGAATTTAACAGATCTGAATAACCCATTCTTTCTTCCACTTTTTCTTTTGCTTCCTGCCATTTATCTTTTAATACAAAATCTTCTGTTCCTGTCTTTGCTTTTTTAATTACTTCATTTACATAATATGCTGTTCTTTTCGCACTACTAAGATATAGTTCTTTTATTCTTTTGTCTGCTATGTCTACTGATTTTTTGAATATTTCAGAAGTTATTCTATTTTTGAACTTTTCTCTGTTCTTTTTACTTATCCCATCAATTATCAACGCTAATGTATAAGCTAAAAGGACTTTGTTTATTCCAAATATTGTTTTGTTCTCTTTTTCCTTAAATTTTTTAAGTGATTTTTCTATTTCTTCTTCGTCTTCAACATCAATGTTGTTTTCTTCAAGATATTTCAGAAACTTTTTTGTTTTCCCTTTCAAGATTTTAAGAAGCATTTTTTCTATTTTTATATCTATATCAAATTCAATCATTTTAACTCAGCTCTTTCAGTAGTGCTTCAAAGTCAAAATCTTCTTCACCTAATTTTTTAATTATTTCAGCTATTTTATCTTTTTTCTCAATCAGTTCATTATTTGAAACTATATTCAAAGCTTTTTCAAGATATTCAAGCTTTTTAGTGTCAAGTTCAACTCTCTTTAAATCATTATCAATCTGCTGTGCAACAGTTGGTTCTAACAAGTTAGGTAACTCAACCTTATAACGTTGGTCTATTTTTAGTTCTATTAAAACTTTATCAATTAAATTATTTGTTATCGGCAGAATATTTTTATTGAAATATCTTCTTAAATACTCTGCATACTTTTTTGCATCTTCTTCAGAACCGGCCAAAGTTCCTTGAGTATTTCCTGCTAGTCTTTGTTTTGGGATGTTAGTATGTATGGATAGTATAGTCAAAACCGCATTTATATATTTTTCAGGATCTATTCCACCAGTAGAATTTATTACTTGCATTTCATCATCTTTTCCTATTACAGCTAAAGTAGAAGCATTTATTTCTTCTTCCTTATCTCTAACTCCACCGCTTTCTTTTATTTTATCCATTGTATTTACATCTGTTTTGTAAATAAGAAAAACGGCTCTGTATATTAACTGTCCTATACTCCATTCTGTACTATCTAAAATAACCATTCTGTCAAACAGAGAAGTAAAAATAGATTCTCCTATCAACCTTTTATGTTCATTTATTCTTGAAAAAATCACTCTGCTAGGATGGATTTCTGTCTTAACTGACTGATTGTAATATCTATTATTAGAATAGTTTTTTACTTGAAGTTCTATTACTTCTCCGTAATTCAATTTTAACTTAGAGTTTTCAACTTTAATTTTTACTATTTCTGTCTTATCAAATACACTTAATCCTTTTATCTGATATTTTTCTCCCAGTTCATCAGATGTTTCTTTTTCTTCATTATGAAATGCATTCAAATACATTACTGCATATCCAAATTTTCTGACTTTTTCCATAAACTCCATTATTTTTTCTAAATAATCAAGCTCATCAAGTTTATTCAGAAGCTTTTTTGTATTCTCTATGTCTTCTGTTCCATCTGACTTTAGAACTGAAATTTTAAGCCCATTTTTTAGAACGTCTTCAATCGGAGCGTTCAATATTATTTTTGCAAGATCATTACTTCCAACCAAATTTTCTATTGTTTCATCATTTAAATATTTTTTAACAGGAGTTTGCCTGTTTAATATATCTTTTCCTGAACCTTTTGTGGAATTCCTTGCATTACTTGCAAATCCATTATGTTTCATTTTCTTTTTTTTACTCATGATTTCTCCTAAACTAATATATTATGTACTCCGCCAGTGCTATATTTTTCAAGAGCATAACGTAATGCATCCATTAAGTGGTTATAATTATCTGCAGCCTTATTTAACGTTATTCCGTTCTTTTCTTCCCAGACATAGTTTTTAAATTCCATTATTGTATTTGTGCATTTTGGATGCACATATATATCGAATTGCTGAATATACTGTATTCCTTGATTTACACTTCCTTTTCCTTTTGAACTCTGTTTTATTCGACTTATACCATAACTTCTAATTTCTTCTATTGATTTAGCTTCAGCACAATCGGCTGTAATCTCATCTTTTGAGTATCCCCTTGTTTTTATTTCTTCTGCTATTTCGTTATTTAATAGGCGTTTTTTATAAAACTCATCAAATATGAAAAGTCTTTTATTCCTCAAATCAACTATTACCGCTATAAATGCACTTGGATCATTTGTAAAACCAAAATCTAGTCCAAATGCCGCTTCTAAGGAAAAGTCACTTCTTAATAATTTTACAGGATCAAATTCCAGCACTTCCCAGTTGTTATATACAAGACCTTCTGCAATTCCCCATTCTCCTAATCCTGCAACTCTAAAACGATTAGGTCTTTTTATTTTCATTTCCTCAAATCTTTTAAGAGTTACTTCATCAAGAAATTCATTCATTGTATAGTCCGTAGTTATTGCATATATCAAATCATCTGTATATTCTCTGTCATAAGTGTCATTATAAAATCTTTTTCTTAGCCAGTGATCTTCAGACCATGGATTGAAGCTTAAAGTAATCTGATGGAATAAATGTGAAGGTAGTATACCCCTTATACTTTCTTCCAACGTTTCAAACATTTCCTGCTTTTCAATCTGAAAAGCTTCTTCTATCCAGACAAAATTTAAATATCCTTGTGCTACTGTAATTGATGTTAATTTTAACGGATCATCTAATCCGGCAAATAAAATCTGTTGCCCGGTTGGTAAATAAGTTAATGTATGTTCTCCTTTTGGAATCTTCCATAAATGGTTTACTTTTAATCTGTTAATTGCCCAAATCAAGTCTGCTCTGCAACTGTTTCTTAAAGTATTAAACACACGCCTTATGACAAGTAAATTACTTTCGGGATATTTCATAATTCTATAAATCATATTGATTGCTATAGTTTTACTTTTTTTGCTACCCCTTGAACCTTTAACAACTCTGTAAAAATGTTTATCATTCCAGAAAAAGTCATAATTTTTTCCGATAACATCTTTAATTTTTATCTGTGTCATCTATTATCACAACCTGTTCTTTTTCCTTAATCACTTGATTTTTATTTGCTTCAATATCAAGTTTTAGTTGCTGTAGTTCTTCGCTTGTCAATTGTGAATCTATTTCTAGTAATTCAAACGAAGTTAACAGTTTACCTGTCCTTATTAAATCATTTCCCATTGCCTTTAAATTGTCATAAGCTTTCTTTATATCATTTATTTTCTTTATATCATTTGTCCCTTTTACTTCTTTCAGAACATTTATTATAATATTTCGTTTGCTTATTTCTATATTTTTAAGCAATGTTTCCAAGTCGGGATAAACCTCTTCTACTATTTTATCTAAATATTTTTCTGTTCGTTCTAGCCTTAACTGTCTAGCATTTTTAGACTTTCTATAATAAGTTCTTTCCGATATGCCATATTCGGACATTATTTCTTGTTTGCTTTTTCCGTTTAAAATATCTTGTTGTATTTTAATTTCTTTTTCGATTGCACCTTTTTTCATTTTAGGTGCACTTTTCTTTTTAGGGGGTGCATTAGTTAAGGGTGCATTTATCTGTTTTTTTTTCCAGCCATCTCTTTTTTTCCAACTTTTGACTGTATTAATACTTTGATTGTACTTTCTACATAACTCTGTGATTCCTGCACCATTTTCATATTCTTTTCTTAACAGTTCTCGTAAGTCCTGCTTATCCATTTTTATATTCTTCCCAATTTACAGTTTTTCCATTTATCTTTATTTCTTCCTCTCCTGTAAATTTTAAATATCTTTCTATAATTACTTGCACCCACTTGGTTTCTAATTCCATTAAATACGCTTTCCTGTTTAGTTGTTCACAAGCTATCAACGTGCTTCCACTTCCTCCAAATAAATCTAATACCTTTTCATTTTCTCGACTGCTACTTTTTATTGCTCTTGCACACAATCCGACAGGCTTAGGTGTTGCATGTCCTCCTGTTTCTTCTCTGTCTTCTCCTGAAACTCTATTAAAATGCCAAACATTATTCATATTATCGTGAGTGTTATTAAAATATGCTCTTGTTTCATAAAAAGATTTTTTAATTTCTTCATATTCTCTTTTAATTTCTTCATATTCTCTTTTAAAAGCATCCACATTATTTTCAATAGCCCATTCTTGAAATTTTAAATATACGTCTTTTGTTGGTAAATTCCATTGGCTTTTGTCTGTCCAATGGTCTCTGTTTTTATCTGAATGTCCTGCGATTGTTTTCATTGTTGGAATGTCCCAACCACATTTGTTCCTTTGCTCCAATAAATAGTGTCTTATAGGCTCCCAACCTTCAAAATAATTGTCTGAATTAGTATTGAAGCCTTGAACACCTTTTATAACAAATAAACATTTTTCGTCGGCTATTGGGTACATTCTGAAATCTTCAGAGTTTTGTCCTTGACCACTTCCTTTGTCCCAAGTTATCAAATTTCTGAATGTTATTTCATTATTTTCAATTTTTGGCTTCAATAGATTAGAATAAATGTCCATTAAAGGTTCATCTATTCCCCAGCAGTACCAGCTACCGTTTTCGGTTAAATTTTCAAATGACAAAGGTATCCATTTTTTATTAAAATCAAGTAAATCATAAAAATTTAAATTGTCATTTGTAACTCCATCTTTTTCCTTTTTCATTCCGTATGGAGGATCTGTGAATACTAGATGTGCTTTTTCATTATTTAATAAAAGTTTTATTTGTTTTGAATCAGTGCTATCTCCGCACATTACTCTGTGTTTTCCTAATTCAATTAAATCTCCTGACTTTATTACTATGTTTTTTGGTTCTTCCAATTCGGCATCATCTTCTGCTACTTCTTGATTATCTCCTGCAGTTTCTTCAATCTCATCTTCCATTATTTCCTGTAGCTCTATTTCGTCAAATCCTAGCAACGATGTGTCAAAATCTACACTTTTAAGCTCTTCTATTTCCTGTTTTAACATTTCCATGTTGAAACCTGTATTCAATGTATACTGATTATCAGCTATCATATACGCTTTTTTATCTTCTTCTGTTAAATCTGTATGCCTTACTACTTGTACATCCCCATAACCTAGTTTTTTTAAAGCCATGTATCTTCCATGCCCTGCTAGGATCATATTATTTTCATCAACTACAATCGGACTTCTATATCCTATTTTCTTTATAGTTTCAGATAATTTTTCTATCTGCCAGTTAGGATGTTCTTTAGCATTATTCTCGTACATTTTTATTTTATCTATGCTAATCTTTTCTATTCTCATGTTCTCTCCTGTCTTTGAAAAAAGAAAAAGCGAACCTATTACGTATTGCTACGCAACAGATCCGCTTGGGATGCTCTGGATAAAATTATCCAATATATTCTTTTTTTTTTATTTCTCTAATATTATACCACTTTTATATATATTTTTCAACATTTTAAAGTTATTCTATATATATCCTTTTTCCTTGAAAAATACTAAAAGATTATACATATTTTCTATTGACTTTTTACCACATATTACATATTTCGTTGGTTCTGTAAAATTTTCTTGACCTTTCTTTCTCAAAATCAGATAACAAGGTTTGTTTACTGCTGCAAATGCTCCTAAACTTCCAGCTAACATGTATCCAGCTAAAACATCAACAGACTGATTATTTTTGTTAGGAACTTCAAACTCTACATTATAATCTTTTATATCAAATAATTCATATTTTCTATGAATTGTTTCCATAAATCGACCATCATCATTGAATATTAGATATTTATACTTCCCTGTTTCTATTTCTCTATAATTTCTAAAACCTATTCTTTCCAATTCTTCCCTGAACTTTTTTTCTTTTCTTCTCAAACTCACATGAAATATTATTGTTGCTATCAAAAATGGTGGAAAAACAAAAAATATAATAGACATGAAATATGCAAAAAATAAAGCTAATTTAACACTGAAACTTCTCATAGTCATCTGATTTCAACTCCTTTTTAAATTTAATAAATTATACCACATCATTAAGCTTTTTCAAAGAAAAAACAATGATTATTTTTCTTTTTTGAAAATATTTTTTATCCTACTGATTATTTTTCTGCTTTCTTTCTCAATTAACACTTTTTTGTTATTGTCATTCACTAATTCTATACTGTCATATTTAAAATTCATATATTATCTCTCCTAGTCATTCAGTCTTTTTTCTATTTCTTTTAATCTATCTACATTTATTTTATCTATATCATCAGTTGTTAATTCCTTGCTTTCTAATATAAAATGTATTCTTTTTGTTTCCCGATAATTTGTTTTTGCCCTTTCATAACCTAGATTCGACCTTTGACTAATCCAGTCGTAATCACTTGCTAGTTCTAAAAGCAATTTTCTAATAATATCTCTGTTGCTTCTGATTTTATTTACCCTGTCTTCTATTTCATTCAATTCAGGTTCATATCTGACCTGTTTTTTTACTACCCTCTTTCCTATAAATTCATCAGCTAATACATCTTTTGCTTTTAATTGATAAATAAGTAATTCCTTTTTAAGTTCTTCTGAAAATCTTGCAGGATTAATTTTTGCAAGCCATATTGGTAAATAATCAAGTTCTAACATCATTGTTTCTTTTACTCCATATCCTGTATCAACTGGGGAGAAAATTCTCCCCACCTTTAAGAGTTCATCATTGTTGATTTTATCCCTCTGATTTTTAAATTGATTTTCATTCATTCCAAGATTTTCGCACACACTTCTGACTGATACAAAAATTTTATCTTTTTCTTTAATAGCCTTTATTTCCTTGCCATTAAATTCAACTTTCCTTACAACTAAATTTTCCATATTTCCTCCTCAAAATTATTGATTTTTTGGAGCTTATACAGTATAATAAAATTGGTTAATCGGTTATTATAACTGTATCTCTCCTATGTTTTCTGATAAAGGACATAGGAGAGTTTTTTTATTTCTTCTCAATAATCAGTTTTTGATTTTCTTCATCAAAGATAAATGTTATTTCTCTATTTTCTTCAGAAATACCCATTTTTCTGAGCCATGGTATTGGTATAGTTACTTTTGCTCCTCTACCACTTCCTGATTTATGAAAAGAAACTCTTCCATTTCTTCTTTCCATTTTTTCTCCTTTATCAGTAACTGATATGATTATAATATATAAGTTACTGATTGTCAACATATTTTTTATTTACCTTTTTCAACTATTGTTCCAACATTTCTTTTTTTACATCTGGGACATACAAAATCATAGTTGAATCTGCCCCCTTCCAGTTCATATTCCATTTTCTTTTTCTTGCAGAATTTACATTTTAAAGCTTTTTTCACTAATTAATCCCCCTAATCCTTGTTCTTAAAACTAAAGCATATCAGGACATGTACTGCCGTCATTATGTACAGTCCAAAGTATTTTACTACTGTAATTAAATCTTTTGCATTTTGAATTATAATTGTTGAAAAAAAGAAAATTATAATCACAAAAGCCAAAGATGTTATTTTTAATATTTTTATTATTTTATCTATCATTTTACTTCCTTTCTTTTTCAATCAAAAAAGACCAGTTTTATTTGGTCTTTTCTTGATTTTTATTTAATTTTTCTAGTGACTTGCACAAATTTCCTTGTGCTTTTTTAAGTTTTTTATTTAATTTTTGTATTGCAACTGCTACTCCTGAAAAATCAACCATTTTTCCTCCTAAAACATGTTAATATATAATATAATTATATACTAACAAACTTAATTATTCAACTGCCATTGTCCTGTTATTTTTTAATATCCTACACTTATTACTTTTAAAATGAAAACACAAAGTCCATAAGCTATAAAAAATGCTGAACTCCCACTCACAATTACTCCAAACAAATCTTTTTTTCTTGCCATTTCAGTCATTGTCTCAACCAATGACCACAAAAAGAAAACAACTATTGTTATCGGCAAAAGTAATACTAATAATAACATTATATTCATTTTTTTACCTCCAAAAATTATCTGCAATAGTGTCATGTAACCATATAGCAAAGAATCCGAAACTATATAGTGAAAAATATATAATACTTTTCCAGTCAAATTTATGACTGTTCCACCTACCAGTTCTTCTAAAAATTTCATCATTTTCTTTTCTCCTTTCTATCGTTTTTCCAACATCAGCAAAACGATTAAATCCTTTTTTTTATGCTTATACCATTTTGCTGACGTCGTCAAAATGGTTGTTATTCTATTCTTTCATAAACACAAGCCAGTGAGTTTTGGCTCTTTTGTTACCAAATAATGGTTTAAAATCAATAGTGGCCAAAATCTCATTTAATTTTATTTGTTCCTCATTCCATTTGAAAATCAATGTTCCGTTTGACTTTAATACCATCATACATTCATTAAATCCTTTCTTTAAATCACTTTTCCAAGTTTCAAGATTAAATTTCCCGTACTTTTTGGCCAACCATGAATTTTCTCCTGCTTTCAATAAATGCGGTGGATCAAATACAACAAGATAAAAACTTTCATCTTGAAATGGCATATGTCTAAAGTCTGCAATAATATCAGGATTTATTTCTAAAGTTCGACCATCACATAAGACATCATTAAAGCATCTATTGTCCATAAATACTGTATTCTCGTTTTCTTTATCAAACCAGAACATCTTACTCCCACAACATGCATCCAGTATTTTCTTCATCACTTCTCCTTTCTTATCAGTCCGTCATAATATCCTTCCTTTAAGCGTTTTCTAAATAGCTTAAAGTGATTAGGATATTTGTCAAGTAGTTCATAAACAAGCTGTTCATTTAACCAAACAGGTTGCAAATGATATTTTTCTATAAATTCCTTTTTAGGTATATTATGTATTTCCATATGATGTTTTCTGCATAAAGTTAAAAATCTACTTTGCAATCCATCATCTAGCTCATAAGTTGTAGCTGTACTGGAGATATTATCATAATGTTCCAAGTCCACTATTTTTCCATTCTTAAAGTCATGCTTTTCTCCACATACGCAACATACTCTTTCTCTTAAGCATCTAATTACATATCTTTGAATATCAGGCACTATCTCCCTGATATGTCTTTTTATTCCAGTATTTTTATCCTGGATATAAAGATTTATATTATTTTCAATTCCATGTTCTATTATGAACTGGATAAATTCAGTAGCTTGTTCCAGTGTCAACGGATTTTTTTTAAATGGACTTAAACTAAAATCTCCAATCTCATATATGCCACTGAACATATCTTTTAAATAGTCTTTTGTATATCCCAAATCGTACCATTCTATACCTTCGCTGAACTGTTTAAAAAGCACATATAACAGTTTCATCTGTTCCATTGTTATCGTGTTCTGAGGAATGATTTTAATTGGATAATTATTGATTTCTTCTTGCCATTCCGCAAGTTTTTTGACACTTTCGTTAGTTGGATACAGCAACCTTATTTCACAGTTCAGTCTGTCTACTTCAATTGTTGCCATTTTTTATCCGCCTTTCTAATTTTCTTAAATCTTATATTTTCAAAAAGTCTTCTGTTAATTTTGCAAAAATCATACTCATCTTTTTCTATATTTCCTTTATTTCTTAATTTATTTTTTATCGATTCTGCTCGCTCTTCCTGTTTCGCTTCTTGCTCTTCTATCATTTACGCCACCTCAATTTTTTGATATCCTAGTTCTCTTAAAATTTTTGCAATATATTCGATTCCCTTCTGATACACAACTGTCTTAAATGATATTTTGACATCGCCAGTAATGTAGTCATTCCATTTACTTTCTATAACTCTGAAATAACCACAATCGACATAACGTTGATAAGGGATATTATTTGGTTGTAAAATACCTTGTTTTCTCAGAATGTCAAACAGTGTGTTTCTACCCACATTTTTAAAATTCAATAACTTTGATACTGTCCCTATATCTGTTGCTGTTTTACTTTCAGTTACATCATTGTAAAATTCAACTTTTGGGGCTTGTTCAATTAATTGTTGAGCCTGTTGTTTATTTTCAAGTTGTAATTTTTCAATCTTTTCTATGCTCTCCAGTTGCATTAATAACAGTTCTTTTTGAGTATATTCTCTCGGCTTTGTAGCTTTTTCTATAAGCTTGAACCTGACTACTGCATCATATCTTGCTGCTAATTGTAGCACTCCTTCTTTTGTTAAACTGTACATCGGTCTTTTCTGATTGTTTTTATCTAAATATTCGCCCAACACAAAAATGTGTTCGGCTCCTATACCTTGTTTTTCTAGCTTTTCTATTTCATCCCTGATATCCCTTAAAATCTGATCATGTCTTTTCCCTGTTATTTCAGATATTTCTAAACTTGTCATTATATTTTCATTTCCTAAAATTTGTAATTCGTTCATAGTTTTTCCTCCTACTATCCAAAAATTGTTTCTATCCTTTTTCTGAAATTTTGTTCGATTGCATTATTTATTTCTTTTTTATGATTTTCCGTTATTTTTTCTTCTGTACATATTTCCTTGTAAATCTCTTTCATATATCTGAAATCATATTCGAGCATTAACTCAATAAGAGTTTCTCCAATGCTTTTCAGATTTCCTTTTCTGTAACTTCCAAGATAATTATCTGTATCTCCGCAGAAACCACATCTTTCAGGACTATATCCGTCTTCCGCTATGTATATATTCCCTGTGCAGCTTTCATATATTTGCATATTTCCTCCTTATTTTTTATTCAACTTATACAGTAAATAAAAGCTAAAAAGCATTACTACTGTCTGAAGAAATTTTGTATTTGTCAGTATTTCCATAACTCACCCCTATAAAAATCTATCCAAATTAGGCTCTTCAAATGTATCAGGCTTTATGATTTTCCCATCTTCACGCCTTAATACTGTTCCATTCTTGCACACCTTTGTCATGTTACTTCTATGGACTTCCTTAAAAGCTTCATAGACTGTATTCATGTCAAAATCAGTTCTTTTTCTCATTTTCTCTGACGTTGTTGTTTCCCAAATTCCACCTTTAAGCCATCTATTTTTAGCATGTTCAATGCTTTTACTGTTTTCTAATAAATTTCCAGCTGCAACGTAAAACATGTCACAGACAGCGTCTAATTGTTCTTTTCTTTTCAACGTTTCATTTTCCAGACTGTATGCTTTAAAAAATTCTGTTTGTTCTTCATGAAAAATGTCTTCACGCATTTTTTTTCTTAATTTGTCTTTGTAGCTTCCTGTTCCTATATATTCTCCATCGCCCATTGCACGATAAAATTCTCCTACCATTTCTATCATTCCGTAAACTTGCTTATTTGTCATTCTATTTCCTCCACTTCTATTTCCATTCTAGGATTTTTTCTGTCACAGCCACCAATTGATAATTGACTGTTGACAAGATATTTTACATTGTCATCTACGATTATTCCCAACTCCTTCAAGCCATCATTTAAAAATTTTGCAATAACTGCTGCAACATTATCTAAATCACTTCTTGAATTTTGATAAAAATATTTGTAATTAACTCGATATTTCCCTTTAATTTTTTTTTTGTTTTTAAGTAACTGTATTTTTATCAGTTTATGATATTCCTTTTTTATTTTATTCCGTTCAAATTTATTTGCTTTCCCGTACCAGTTTAGACTCATTAGTTCAAGTTTATTTTTTCTTGTTTCCCAATAAACTGGCAATTCAAGTTTAATCATCATTTTCACACTCTTTTAAAAACCAATCTAAATACGTCTTAGCCTTCTTGTAATCCTTTAAGCCATTTTTCTTTTCTGCCCGGATTAAATACTTCATTGTATTTCCTTTACAGAATGCCTTAAAACCCTCTTGTCCTAACACCGACTTAATGACTTCTATTGATTCAACATTTAAGCCTTCAAGTTTATAATGTTTGGGGCTTTTAATATTATTGTTATCATTTAATTTGAATTCTCTGTTTCTAATTAACTTAATTACTTTTTTTGCCATTTATAATCCCTCCTATTTTCAGATTTTTAAGTTGCCACTCATCAAATCAGGCAACATTTTATCTTTCAATTCTGCTAAATATCTATTTTCTTCATTGTTGAGAAAATGAATCATAGTTCTCCACGTGTTCAATGTCATCAACATAAGTGACGTAATTTCTGCTTTATCCATATTCTCAATTTTTAACTCTTTGCTTTTTGTTGTCCTTATGTAGTTTTGAGTTGGAAGTTCGATTTCTAATTTTAAAACTTCTTTTATTGTTTTATTTATTTCTTTAGTTGTTTCATCAGATTTAGTAGCATTTTCAAAAACTTCTAAAAAACCAATTTCTTTCGCCCATGTCTCATTAATAGTGAGTTTGTTTTCATTTTTTTGAATCATCACTCTCTGTAAATCTGTGAGTATATCTTCATAGCTTCTGTTATATTTTTCTTCTGTTTTTGTTTCAATGTATCGTAACGATTGCCAGTTTTCTTCTTGAATTTCACTATTTTTAATGGTTCTAGATAAATTTACTATGTTTCTTTTTTCTGTTATACAAGACAATATTGTTGCTATCTGTTCATCAGAATAAGTTTTTAAAACTTTTGTGTAAACTCTATTTTTAGTATGATCTTCTCCTTTTTGCTTTCTTTCTTCTTCTATAAAAAAATTTTTGCAATTTAAAAAACTTATTTCTTCTGAATCCTCAAAAAATAATACTGTTGTCGGTATAGCTGTACTTTCAAACATTCCTCCTGGATTTTCAATTACTGCTCTTATTTTTTTCTTTTCTTTCAAATATTTTCTAGCTTCTATTTCATCTGATGAGGAGGTTACTGCCTTTGTCAAAATAAAAGCTACTTTCCCATGCACTCTCTCAAGCATTTTTAAAACAAAAACATAGTTCATATTTTTCAGTGATATTTCGCCTTTGTATTCACCTTTCAAGTTAAAAGGAGGATTAGAAATTCCACAATCAAATTTCGGATATTCAAAGAACATAGAAATCTCTATTTCAGAAAATTTTTCTCCTTTTGTTAGTTTATAAACTGTTTTTCTTTCACCAGTTAAAACATTTCCGTTTATTACATAACCTTCAATATTTCTAATTTTAAGGTTAAATAATAGAAAAGGAATCAAATTTTCGTCGAGTTCTTCACACACAAACTTTAAATTTTTGTTGCTGCACCACTTTTGAATTGTTAAAGCTCCACTTCCAGAGCACATATCATAAACCCACTCTTCAGTAGTTGATTTTGTTAACTCAGAAATAAGTTTTCCTAAACTTTTTGGTGTAAAATCCTGTTTTTTATCTTCTCTATCTGCCATGTAGAATTGCCATATTTTTTGCAGATAATCTGTTTCTAAATCATTATTTATAAGCTCTAAATATTTAGAACAATTAAAATCAGTCAATAAGTCTAAATTGAAATCTTCCAGTTCTCCAAATATTGCTTTAAATTTTTCTGTTAATTCTTTTAACTCCAATTTTCCTCCTATTTAAAATTTTCTTCCTTTTTAATTTCTTGAAACTTCTTTTCTGAAACTAATTTATTTCCAGAATGAATATTTTTTATTGACCCTTTATGTCTTTTTACAAATGCCCATATTTTGTTGTAGTCATCTGACTTTATCTGATGTACTCCATCGTTCAAGTCAATAATTTCCATGAAATAGATTTTTATTCTACTCATTAACCAGCTCCTTTAAACAAACTTAATTGTTTTACCTTTTTTGGCAAAAAACTGTTTCTTTTCTTTTTGAGTTCCGAATAATACTTTCTACGCCATTCATTACTTTCCTTCTCTTTTTTAAAAAATTCATTTCTTTTTTTTAATTCATTGACTATATAGTCTTTAAAAATTTTCTTTTCAAGTTCAAAAATTTTTTTAAGTTCCTTTGGTTGTTTATAAAGCTCTTGTGCTTCTTTTTCTATTTCTCTTCTTTCTTTGACAAAAAGCATTTTATGATTATATTTTTTTTTGAAGTTTTCCTTGTTTTTTAAAAAAGGACACAAAAAATCATAAACTAAGTTAATATAATCTACCATTTCCGCTGGATAAGATTTTTGATTTACGATTGGAATGTAATATATACCTTGTGTCAATCGCTCAAAATCATCTCTTGAAATCCCTTCGAGGGTATAAAACCAGTAAAACTGGGAATTATCAGAAATAAATTCTTTTTTTGTCAGCAATAATTCAATATTTTCATATGTTATTTCCTTTTTAAAAACCTCTCTCAAATTTTTAAAATGTTCTTCATATATTTCTTCAATGATTTTTGTAATTTCTGCATATCTGAAGATATCTTCGGAACGATAAAGCATGAAATTTGAATTTGAAAAAATACCATAATTATCAATTGTAAAATTTCTTATTCCTCCTTTTCTAAAATCCGGTATAACAAGCAATTGCATCGTTCCACAGAAATCATTAAACTTGATTCCATATATTCTTATTGATTTAAAGGTTGCTTTTCTAGGAAACAAGTCCCCATAATGCTTATCTATTTCTTGCACTGTTATAAAAATTTCCGAATTTACATCATCTATTTTGAATTTTTGGAGTTTTTTTATTATTTCCTCTTCTTTGCTATAAATAAATTCCTCCAATTTGTCTCTCGGAATATCTTTTTTATAAGTTCTTTTTCTTTTTTTGCTTTCTTTTATCATTATTACCCCTTATTAAAACTGCTCAACTGTTCTATTTTCTCTTTGTTGTTCAGTTTTTCCTGAATTAGTTTGTCTATTTCTCTATCAATTTCAATATTTCTGTCTTCCAGTTCAGTTATAATCTGATATTTAGTTTTCATATTTTATCCTCTCCTCTTTTCTACCATTCTTTGAGTTGGTAGATGAAATCCTAGATGAACTGTTCCAAGTTCTCCACTCCTGTTTTTTCTGACTATAAATTCAACTTCGGAATTAACAATATTTTTCTTTTCCTTGTCGTAATAGTCTTCCCTATGAAGAAAAGCTACAACGTTACTTGCCTGTTCTATTCCTCCTGAATCTCTCAAATCAGACAGTATAGGTCTTTTATCAGTTCTTGCTTCAACTCCTCTATTGAGCTGAGCTAGAATGATAATGCAAGTGTCCAGTTCTTTAGCTAAAAGCTTTAATCTATTCGACATATATTCAACTTCAAGGTTTTTGTTCTGATGTCCGTAAGACTGCATAAGAGTCAAGTAGTCTATTACGATTACATCAAATTTTTTTCTTTGATGTAATCTTCGGATCTGATTAACAATTCTCTTGAAGTCAGGATTTTCTATGTCTAAAATTTTTAAATTCATATCATTTAAATAGCTCATAGCCATATTAATTCTAGTTATTTCTTCATCACTTCCAGTTTTTCTTTCAACTTTTCTGTATTCAACCCCTGAATTTATTGCAGCAAGACGATTTATTATCTGTTTTCTGCTCATTTCAAGATTTATATACAATGCTGGCTTTTCCTTTGCTACACGATACACAACATTTAACCCGAAAGCCGTCTTACCCATTGATGGTCTTGCACCTACTGTTACAAGACTTCCTTTTTCAAGATTAAATATTTCGTTTATTTCTGAAAAAGGAAAATTAATAATATTTTCTTTTTTCCCAAGCTCCTGATACCACTCATTAATCAGGTCTTTTATGTCATATTCCCTGTTTTTGGAATCTCCTGAATTTTCAACTTTTTCAATCACTTTAAGAATTTTTTCAAGCTTTTTATCAAGATTTTCAGAACTCATTAAAATTTTTTCAGTTTCTTTAGTTAAAAAATTTTCTTTTGAAATACTGATAAGTTTTTGAACTGCCGTACTTATCACAACTATTTCATGATTATCAATCATATCTAGCAGACTATCTATTTCCCAGTTCAGTTCAGCTATATCAAAACTACCCTTTTCAAGAAATTTATCCGCCATTTCTTCATAAAGATTTCCCAAGTCTTTATCAGAAAAGTTTATTTTCTTAAGTCCTATATCCAAAGCTTCCTGCATTTCTTGAGGAAAAGTCAGAAGTCTTCCAATTATTTGATACTCTAAAGTTGAATTATCCGTTGTCGAATTCACTGAAATCATACTCCTTTGCTATCTGTTCTTCTGTTTTTAAACTAGGTGTTTCCTTTTTTTCAAGCTGTTCATAAGTCCCAGCTTGAATTTTGTAAATATTTTCTATATCAAAGAATTTTTTAAAGAAAAGACCAGGATTCCTATTTGCACTTGTTTTCAAATAGTCATTGTTAGTTATATAATTCAAGGCTGTAATAACTTTTTCTTTCCCAAAATGATTAACAGATTTAATCATTTGAGAAAATACTGACATTAAAATAATTTCGACTTGATTGGTCGGTTGGTTTGGTATTATTTTTTTTATCTCAGTTATCATTTCATCAGCTAGAGTTTTTTTATAATCAATATATTTATTATTTAATCTATCATCATCTATATCTATATCTTTATCTATCTCTTTCTCTAGGGTAACGTTTTTGTTACACTCTGTTACATCAGTGTTACATTGTAACGCTTTTTTATTCTCTCTATGTTTTCTAACCCTTGCAGCTGCTGAACTTTCACTTCCTGTCGACTCGATAACTTCTGGAAGTAAAAATTCATTTTCTGATAAAGTTTCTATAAGATTATTTTTTTCTAAATACATCAAAGTAATTTTTACATTTTCTGCATCTTCGTCTAATTCAAGAGCCATTTCCTCAGCAAAATTTTCTTCTACTCCCTCAAAAAATAATTTTCCATCGTTTTTCATTGCCAAGAGTTGCAATTTTAAATAAATAATTGTATATGTATCTCCACCAGCAATTTTTCTTAATTTTTTTATTACCCTCTTGTCAAAAAAATCCTCTTTTAATTTCAACCAAAAATATTTTTTTGCCATTTTATTCCCTCTTTTCTCTGTTTACTTGCTTTTAATATGCTAATATGTTATAATTAATACATAAATTAAATTATAAAACCCAATGATATCGGACTTTTGTCCGATTTTTTTATTTTCAGATCACCACCTTTTTTAATTATCAAATTTAAAAATCATTTTAAAGAAATTGGCGGACAGTATCGGACTCGAACCGATAAAGCGTGTAACCGCTCACAGTTTAGCAAACTGCTCCTTTAACCTTTCAGGCAACCGTCCATAAAACAACTGACACTAGGAAAAAATCACAAATGGAAGAAAGATAAAAATAATATAAATTATTAGAAGTCTGTGCCAGCAAGTTTTAACGAGGGCTTCTCTCAAAGTTTATTTGACTTATCAACTCTATTCGTTTACTATTTAGTAAACTTTATTTGTAAAAAAAATTCAAGTCTAAATCCAATTTATCACTAATTACCTTCAATTGATTAGCTCGAAAAGTATTTTTTCCTTTTTCCAAATTCTCCAAATGATATGATAATAATTGTTTTGACATATCTACTTCATTCGCGAAATTAGAAATATTTTTGTATTTCTTTTTTATTTTTTTTAATAGTATCTCATAAATCTCCATTTTTTCACCTCAAATTTAGTTTACCATATAGTTAACAAAAAGTCAAATATCTTTGACTAAAAAAAGACCCGTTAAGAGTCTTTAATTTTTAATAAACTATATCTTCAGTAGGATAAATTCCATTCTTTTTGAAAAATTCTATCATTTCACTATCTTTTTCAAAAAATTCCTTATTATAATACTTACTCCAATTTGGACTAGTAACACTTGTATCTAACGTTGCTTTCAAAAACATATAAATATCACCCTCTTTTTCATCAGGATTATAAATATAGAGTCTATAATTATAATATTTAGGAGCATCAAACCTTTCAGAATTCGTTAAATTGACAGGGCGTATTTTGTTTAATTCCTTGAAAAAATTATTTGATATTTTTATAAATTCATCTACCGTCAGTTCTTTCTTTTCTTTTTTATTATAAAGTAGTCCGATTTCTAATTCTTCAAAATCATCATCTAAATAATACACCATTAACGTATCTTCTACATCACAGTACACTTTACTTTCTAAATTATTTTTTCTGATAATTTCTATCTGCTTTCTGACAAAAATATCTGGATCAGATACCCAGTTACAAGTTTCAGTAAAACTTATAACTGAAAAAAGAAACCCTAAAAAAAATATTACTTTTTTCAAATCTAATCAACTCCTTCTAAAATTTTATAATCTTATTATACCTCATAAAAAAGGTAAATCAAAGAAAAAGTTTAGTACAAAAGAAAAAGAGCCTTTTCAGACTCATATTTCAAAAAAGCAAAATTTTCGCACTGATAGTTTCACTTTTTACAGCCACGCACTGTCACTGATTTAATTAATTATACACTAATAAGTTTATTTTGTCAAATTCTTGTTATATTTTAAATTATCCAGCAATACTATCATTTTTCTAAAATGTGTTCCATTAGATTTAAACTTATCTTGAAACTCTTTAACATCTTTGATATTTTCAATTTTAGATTTTAAATATTTCTCTAACTTTTCTATATTATTTTCATCCATTTCTCCTTTTCTATATATGTTTTCCCAAAATTTTGAAACTATATGTAAATTTTCTTCTTTCTGTATATCTTTCTCTAATATTTCTCTTTTTATTTCAGGAATATTTAAATCATCTATTTCTTTATCTTCTATTCCGTTTTTTTCTAATTCTTCTCTAGAAAAAAATTTATATCTTGGAAAAAAGAATTTACCTTTTTGAGTCTTATCTAGATATTCTTCTATATATTCCTTACTTTTATAATTACTAATATCTTCTAAGTATAAAAAATCACGAATTATCTTGAATTTATCTAATCTTAAAAATCTTGTAACCATTCCAATATTTATAGATAATTCTTCAATATTATTATTTTGTTCAAATTCTTTCAATAATTCCTTATCAAATATTATGGCTTTTTGCCCAGAAGGAGCTATTTGATAGTCATTTAACACTCCTCTAATTTTTTTTAATACTCCTTTTTTTATATTTAATTCATAATCTATGTTGCTTAAAAATTCAAAAATTTTTTTAAAATTATCGGTTTGTATACAATTTAAAGTAATTTTTTCAGTTTTATTTTCATTTAAACTTATAGAATAATCACTTAAGTTTAATTCTTTTTCACCTTTTTTCCAGGATATAAATAACCATTTTTTACTTATTTTATCAAGCTCACTTGAAGATAAAGATATTGATAAATCTTCTAATATTTTTAATATATTATTATCTTTTAAATCATATCCTAAAAAAATAATTGGATATTCTGTGAAAATAACCATTAATTTCCCTAAAATATATTTTTGCTTTTCCAAAAAATTTTCATAATCTCCTTTTGTCAAAATTATACTTTCTTCTTCAGTTATACAACCATGAATTTTATAAATCTCATTTACAAAAACAGCTTCATTTTTTAACAACAAGCCTTTTTGTCCCACAATAGATACAAATTTTTCTTTTTCACAAAGTTTTTCTAAAAGCAAGTCATAGTTGGTGGTAATTATACCTGAAATTTTATTTGTCAGAATTTTGAAACTCTCTATTTCAGATTGATATTCTGGTTCTTGCACTATTTCCATTTTTTTAAATTGCTCTGAAACAATTCTTTTAAGAGGATTATATTGCCTATAATCATATTCTTTGTCTTTTTCTAAATAGATTTCATATAACTTTTTTTCTATTTCTGTTGCTATTGCCGGACAATCCACTTTCTCTGTACCATCAATTTTATTTTGATATGCTAATACATTATACTGGATATTATTAATTTTACAAATATTCTTTAATAATCCTTCCCAATCAGGAGTATTCGCATATCTTCTTGAAAATCCAGAACCTATAAATAAATACGGTAATGGAGACTTTTTTAATATCTTTGAAAATTCCTTCAATGTCATGACCTTATTCTCCTTTTTTTGTATTTTATATCATTTTTCTATTTCTCATGCTTATTACCATGCTGACCGTTCCTTTGCAAGACAGTGTTTCCACTTCTCTGTTTTCAACTTTTATGTCGCTATATGCTACATTGTAGGATCTTAAGAATAAATTTCCTGTTCCTGGCTCAAAGTATACAAGTTTCAGATATTTATTATCATCATAATATATAAGTGCTTCTTTTCCGTTTAGAGTTCTTATATCCTGATTTGATACATCTACCACGATAATATCTCCATTGTGGTAGTATGGTTCCATACTGTCTCCTTTTACTCTTGTAGCAAAGTCACTTTTCTTAACATTACCATTAAGTTTTGGAATATTTATATACTCAATGTTGCTTTCTTCAGATTCTATAAGTCCATTTCCAGCCGAAGCCATTCCGTAAAGCGGTATTCTCACAAAGCTTTCAAATACTTCATCTGTTACATTTGAAGGTTCTTTTTCAGATTCTTTTTTTACATATTTTTTTATTTCTTCTTTTAAATAAACTGTTTTCCCAAGTTCTGCTACTAACAAAAAATTTTCTCTTTCTTCTTTTGTTAACTTAAAAGCTTCCAAAAAACTGTCTATAAAGTCTTTGGACGGATTTTTGCTTCCAGATATGTATTGACTTATTGAACTTTTTGTTTTGTTTGTTTTAGCTGCAACATACTCTAAAGTTAACTCTCTAGTACTAATAAAATTTTTTAAAAATTCTCCTAAAGTATTGTATTTCATAGCTAATCATCTCCTTATAAGCATATTATATCAAATTTTTGTCAAAAATATTTGACTTTTTGTTAACTATATGGTAAACTTATTTTGTATAAAAACAAGGGATTTATTTTTTTTAAATTTATAGTTTACTTTTTAGTAAACAAAAGTAGAATGATATAACAGAGAAAGAAAAAGAGAGACAGGAATTAAAAGGAGATGTTAAAAATGAAAATGAATCACTGGATAGAAAAAGACGGAAAAGTAATAGCAGTATTTTTGGAAGAAAAAATGGCTGATGTTTTTTTAGAAATGGTAACAGGATTAAAACAAAAAGATTTTAAAGATATAAGAGAATACTGCAAGGCTGTTTCAAAACTTGGTTATGAACAATATTACGGAGAAAAAGAAATAAAAGGATAAGGAGTAGGGTATGACAGAAAAAGAAAAAATAATAAAAAAATGGGCAATGCAAAATTGCTTTGGCTATCCACAGCAAGGTATAGCTAAAATGGAATATTATGGTTGGGGATTTGAGAGACTGAAAAATGAAATCCCTGATATTACAGAAGAAGAATTAAAGGGCTTTGAGTATTCAGGAACGTATGATGAATACGAATTAAGTCCGTCAGAATACGGGAATGAAGAATTACAAAAAATTATAAGAAAACCTGACATGATTCACACTGTAGGAAAAATAAAATGTGTGATTGTTGGGAAAATAGCTTAGGAGGAATTATGGATAAAAAAATATATAGGATTTGGGAAAGGAAAAAATATGAGAATAAAAAATAAAAGAGCCCTTTCGGGCATAGGAATGGCATCGCTTTTTGCGACAGGAGGTGCTGGAAACTTATTCACGGCATTGGTTTTAATAATTATATCAGGGATTTGCCTGTACTTCGGCAAGGCATTTGATAAAAAAACATGGGAGTAGGTGGTGAAAATGAGAACATTCGTAAAGATATTTCACAGCAACAACGATACTGAAAAATTAGAAAAAAGAATAAACGAATTCACGAAAAATAAGGAAATAATAGATATAAAATACTCAATTTCCTCTTATGCTATGTGTAACGAATACTCTTCAACTGAGGGAACAGATTATAGTGTTCTCTTGATATATAAAATAAGGGGGCAAAAAAGATGGCAGAAAATTTACAAAATGTTTTTCTTGAGACTCTACATGATTTAAGCTTATCAATAGCTTATCTCAGAAACAGTTGCCTTTTACCTTACGAAATTAAAATACTTGCTATCAGATGTAAAATAAGCGAATCCGAAGTGTTAGAAACGCTTAAAATAGCTAAAAAGGAAAAATGGAGTTTGAAAAAATAACAACAGTCAACTAATAGTTGATAAACAGTGAGGAGAAATAAAAATGAGCAAATATAAAATTGGAGTTTTTATCAACAGTCGTGCAAATCACGCAAGCACGAATGCTGAAGTGATTGATTTAATAGAAGATTACGGATATACAGAAGAAGAAGCAGAGAAAATTATAAAAGATGATAAAAAAATTAAAAAAATTTTTGAAGAATGGCTATGGGATACAGTAGAAACAGGATATGAATATTTGGAAACTGAAGAAGATGTAAAAGAATGGGAAAGGATGGATAATTAGTGCAATACAGAGAAATAAGCTACTCTAATGAGGCAGAGTGGCATGGCATAAGAAATAAGCACATAGGCGGCTCTGATTGTTCAATAATAATGGGACACAATCCTTATAACGAGGATATACAAGAATTGTGGCGGATAAAAACAGGAAGAGAAAAACAAAAAGATATAAGTGATGTCCCAGCAGTAAAAAATGGAATATTGCAGGAACCACATTTAAGAGGAATTTTTGAAGCACAGTATCCTGAATTTAAAGTAGATACACTTGAAAAAACGCTTATATCTTTAAAATATCCTTTTATGTCTGCAAATTTAGATGGTGTGCTAGAGGATAAAACAAGTAAGGAAAAAGGAGTACTTGAAATAAAGACAGCACGTTGTATGAACTGGAAGCAATTTGAGAGGGATTGGAAAAATGAAGTACCATTACATTATCATTTACAAGTTCAGCACTACTTAGCTGTAACCGGATGGAAATTTGCAGTACTGTTTGCAAATATAAGATTAGAGTGGACCGATGAAAGTATTCTAAAAAGGTTTAACATTGAACGAGATGAGGATGATATAAAAGAAATTATAAAAAAAGAAATGTGGTTTAATTCATTTGTGATTAATGACATTGAGCCACCATCAAAAACAAAATTAATGATATAGGAGGAGAAAATGGGAACACAGGAATTACAGGTAATTGAATTTGAAGTAACGAAACTTGTGCCAGCGAAAGTCATAAGCAACATTGACGACTTGAAAAACTTTATGGAAATTGTTAGGCAAAAATATGAAGGCTGGATTGTTACTGAAGATGATATCGATATAGCAAAATCAGAAAGAACTAAATTAAATAAACTTGAGAAGAAAATAAGTGACGAGAGAAAGAAAATACAGAAAAAAGCAAATGCTGATATTGAATCACTTATCGAGAATCTTAAAACTTATGAAAAAGAAGTAAAAGGAATATCAAACTTTATTGGTGAGCAGCTTAAAGAATATGATGAAAAAATCAGAGAAGAGAAAAAAATTGAAGTACAGAAAAAAATAAACAACATCTTTACTAGAAATCCTGGATTAAAAATTTTTCTTGAATGGAACGACAAATGGCTGGATAAATCATTTACTTTTAAAAAAATAGAAAATGAAGTGCAAAAACAATATGAAGAACTCGAAAAAAAACAAGACTTTATAAATTCTCAAATTGAAAAAGCAAATGCAGAAATTCAATTCATGATAACTTTTGAGAGTATGAAATTCTTAATGTCTGAAGATTATAGTGTCATTACTGAAAAAATTGAAAGTAAAAAGAACGAAATTAAACAAACTGAAGAAAATTTAAAACAAAAGGCAGAAGAAGAAAAACATAAAGCATTAGAAGAAGCTGAAATACAAAAACAAAAAGAAATTGAAGAAATCAAAAGACAACAAACTGTTGGACAAAATATAGAAATGGCAAAAGAAAATACAAAAAATGAAAAACATTTTGATACAACGTTAAGATTTGAGAATGCTCCTCTTTCGTTTTTGAAAGAATTGAAAGCATTATCAGATAAATATGAAATAAAATATCAATTATTAGAAAATATAGAATTATAGGAGGAAATAAAAATGGGAAGATTAGCACAAGAAAAACAAAATAATGATGATAGATTGATGGTATTCAGAGTAGGAAATGATGAAGTTAAATTAAGCAATAATCTCGTAAAAAGATATTTGGTAAGTGGACAGGGAAATGTAACAGATCAGGAAATTATGTATTTTATGAAATTATGTAAGGCAAGAAATTTAAACCCTTTTGTCAAGGACGCTTATTTAATCAAATATACTGATAATGACCCTGCAACAGTGGTCGTTGCAAAAGACGCCATTGAAAAAAGGGCAATACAACATCCGCAATATAATGGTAAAAAAGTTGGGATATATGTGGAAAATAAAGAAACTGGAGAATTAATAAAACGTGAAGGCTCTATATTTAGAAAAGATAAAGAAGAATTGGTTGGGGCTTGGTGTACTGTTTATCGAAAAGATTGGGATAACCCTGTTACTGCTGAAGTAAATTTTGATGAATATATAGGAACTAAAAAGGACGGAACACCAAATAAAAACTGGAAAAATCGACCAGTTACAATGATAACTAAAGTAGCAAAGGCTCAAGCATTAAGAGAAGCATTTATTGAAGAATTAAGTGGAATGTACGAAGCTGAAGAATCAGGAGTGAATACTAGCGAATTAGATGATACACCTATTCAAGTGAATGAAACTGAACATTATAGCAAAACTAAAATAGAAGATGCCGAAGTAGTAGAGGAAGAAGAGGATTTAGAAAATTCATTATTTGGAAAAAATAGTGAAGGAAATCCATTTGCAAAGGTGGAAGAATAATGAGTAAATATATAGAAGATGATTTGGGGTTTAATATAATAAAGGAAGATGAAAGTTTTTATATAATAGGGGAAGAAGAAAATTCTTTATTCTTAAATAAAGATGGAAATTATGTAGACAGCACAGGACGAGAATTTTCTAAAGATATTATAAATTATTATACTAATATAGAAAATTTTAGACAGTGTATAATATCTGATATAGGTTATAATGTAGAACTATTAAAAATTGCTATACAATATAAAATATATCACGATAGATTATTATATATGGATAAATTAGAAAAATTATATAGTATGTTAGAGAGGATTAAGGAGGACTAAAATGGCTAGGAAGTTGAAAGTAAAGAAAATTAAATTATCTGCCGAAGAGAAAAAAATAATTGAAGAAACAATTGAAGATAATTACAGTTATTATATTCTCAATTATGCACTTCATACAGTTATGAAACTATTTATGACAGAATTTAAAATAAAAAGACAGATAGAAAAAGGGAAAGTGGATCATATTAATTATATGTTGTTAGATTACGGATTCCCGGAATGGTCAGACATAATAAATAGAACTGACAGAGCATTGGAGAGGTTATTTAATATTGAAGATAAAGAGCCTTTAAAAAATGAAAAAGTTATAAAGGTTTTTGAATTAACTCATGCATTATTTTATAGGGATTTGATAAAACAGTTTGGGAAATACATAAAAAGTCCTTGCAAAGAGATAACAGAAGCTTTTACTTTAGCTTTCAGAATAATTGCCTGTTATGACACAATAAGAGATTGCATATACTCAGAAAAATTGAAACTTAATAAAAAAGACAAGATGTATATTAAGACATTAGTCACAAAGTTTTCAAAAATAAGAAAAAGAATAATAGAAGAAGCAGTTTCAGTTGCAGAGGATTCAGAACTGAAAATTGCTTAA